GAGCATGGGGCCGAAGCCCCACACTAAATTAATTATTAACTTACTGCTGCACTAAATGGTGTAGCTAAGTTACCAGTTCCTCCAGATGTAACTTGAACACCCCATCTGTTTGCACCGATTGCTTTGCAAGTTATGATTGATCCAGCTAATCCACCTGTTGTACTACCATTTAAAGTAATAGTGTCAGATGCTGCTGCAGTCATAAAACCTTCGGCATTATCACTAGTATCTGTGTCAACCATGATTGCATTACCAGTCATCGTATCACTAGCGTTAGCAACTTGTAAAACAAAGTCAGCAGTTTTAGTTGTTCCAATATATATTTCAAAAGAAGCACCTAAATTGTTTGCTGAGTTTGGATCGTTACCTGGTCCTGCAACACCTGAATCAGATGATGAGTTAATTGCAGGTAAAGTCAAAGTAGCTGCACCAGCAACGTTGTGGTACAACATTCTACCAGCATGTGAATCAACAGTTAAAGAAGTTGCACCTGTTCCGATGCTAACAGAATTTCCTGTTCCAACTCCTTGAAAACCATTAATAGATTTTACTGGTCCTTGAAATGTAGTTTTTGCCATAATTATATCCTCCTAGTTTTCCGAATACTGTCTCTAGGCCGTCGACTATACGCGTCAGCATTCTAATTAATTGTATAGTAATTAGTTTATATATTAGATTTTAGTAGAGTGCAAGAGAGCCTGTAGTGTGGATTAGTTTTTCCAACGATGTAGCTTTTTATTAAGTAGCTACGGAAACTTGTGGAGCTGCATTCTCAATCTTATTTTCCATATGAGCTTTTTCTGCTTCTGCTGCTCTTATGTCGTTAAGAACTTCTTTGACTTTTTTGTCAATCTTAACCATATTGAGGGTATATCTACCCTCTTTAAGATGCTCTTGCTCCCACTGAAGATCCAAACTCTTTTTGTTTGTGTATAGATCTTGTAGATGTTGCATTATCGCCTCCATCAATAACCTCCTCATAGGTTATTCTATTTACCTTGGGATCCATCATTTCTCCAAGATACTCCCATTTTGTATCAGATTTTCCTAGTTTGTCAACTATGGCATTTTCGATATCTATGGGTCCGTCGAGACAATATATATTAAATTCTGTTTGATGTTGATAAGCGAATATTTTTACTTTGAAATGTTTTGAGTGCATTTTTCCTTTCTAAAAATTAAATGGGGCAGTTTTAAGGCTGCCCCATAAATTAAGTATTACGCACCTTCTACACCGAAGATACCTCTAGGGTCTGATACTCCAAATGAGTATCTTTCTCTAGCTTTATATCTTACGTTGCCAGTGTCGAAATCACCTTCCATTGCAGTTGTCAACGGAGCTCTTGTGAACATTTTCATACCGTTTGGTACGTCTGTCATGATATAGAACGCATCTGTATCAGTTAGGTAGTTGTTCACTCTATAACCTTGAGGAACCATACCCATAGATACGATTGAATTAATATCATTGTCAGCTGTTCCAGTTCTACCTTGAGATTTTAATAATCTCTCAGCTGTAAACTGAAGCTCTGAAGGGACAATCATTTTTATCCCTCTTGCTGCAACTCTAAGACCTCTCTCATCAGTAAATGCATTAATATCAATTAATGATTGTTCTAATGAAGTTTCATTAAGATCCGCCTGCGTAGATAAGGTATTTTTAAAAGTACCTGCTATTGTAGGGTGAGCTGTGCTAAACAAAGCGACACCATCGCCTGATTTAAATGTAGCAGTTGATGGTAAACCGTTGATTAATAACTCAACAGCTTTTACTTGTTTTGCATTGCTCATAGATCTTGCTAAAGCTTTTGTGTATCTAGCAGCAAGTCTATCGTAGAGATTATCTTCGATAGCTTCTTCTGTGATAGCAAATGCTAAAGCTACGGTCTCGTGAGTGTAACGAGCTGTGAAAGTTTCTTGTGCTGAATCAAAAGATACTCCTGATCCTTCACCTTTCACCTGTGCATTAGCGAAACCAGATAACATTACTTCTTCTTCAAAAGCTCTGTCACTGTTTTCGTTAGTATAAATCTCAGCGTGCTGATTTTCATACCTTTTATATTCCAGCCCAAATAGTGCATTCAGGCCAGGTTCTAGTTCTTTAACTAGCTGTGATCTTGATATTGCCATAGTCTAATTGCTCCTATTAATTGTGGCCGTTGAACGAATTTAGATTCGATACAACGATTACAGAATGTCTAGCTGCAGTAGCATCCTCATTTTCAGGATCCTCTGCTGATCTTA